TTTCCATTCTCTCTTTGCTTCTTCGCTTTCTTCTCTTTTTCTTTCACAAATCATTTCAATTTTTTCCACTTTCCTCGTTTTCTCTCCTCTTCTTTCTTTTTTTTTTCCTCAAATTTTTATCCTAGAATTTAAATACTAATTTATTGAAACTTTCCCAGTCATCATATATTATCGCATTCGGTAAAGTTTCCCAATTCCGCAAAGCAATTCTTTTTAATTCAGGAGTTCTATTTGATATATTTAATTCGTGTAATTTAATAGAGGGTTTCATAACAGTTAATAATTCAATACCGATCCATTCAGCATATATTGGGTCATGTCCTAAAATTACCTTAGATTGTTCTTGTAAATACTGACGATTATTCACCATAATTGTTTTATATATATTAGTTATTGCATTCACATCCTCTAATGCTATTGCATGTTTCAATATATCGTGATACTCAGTATTATAAGACGACCATACGAAGTCATCAATATCTAAAAATAAATCTGGATATTTTTTTATTAATGTGGTTTTACCGCCGCCTCCACAAATAACGATTAGGGGCATCGTATACTATAAATATGTAAAAATAAACGATTGAAGTAGTCGAAGTACTATATATTTTACGACTACGGACTATTTATTTCTCCGTAAAATGCCTTGACCCGCTTATTGACCAAAATTTTCGTAACATCGTAACTCATGATACTCATACCCTGTAATGATTTGATACGAGACAATGCAACATAACTCTGACCTGCTTCAAATACCCCAGAACCAATATCAATGATACAGCGTTCCAGTGTTGCACCTTGACTCTTGTGAATCGTGATTGCCCAAGAGAGAATGAGGGGAATCTGTGATACGCCAATTCCTGGTATATTTTCACTGACCCATGTATGATAATTCACTGTCATCTCCAACCCATTATTGAACCGAACAACGGGTAATGGTGGTGTCATACCCGTCGGGTTATCTACCATTCGTATAATGACGCCCTGACTTCCATTGCATATTGGAGTGGCAGCTGTAGTGAGCGACTCTTCCATATTCACAACACACATCACTTGAGCGCCAACTCTTAAATGTATGGTATCGTCACACAAAATACTATTCTTCAACGAAAACAATTCACCGGATACCCTTTCGTGACTATAGGAAGCCCGCATATGTCGTTCCTTATCCGACAATGGAAGATCTGTCAAGTTTTTCAGTTCATATTTGTAAGTAGGAATATCTGGGTCCAATATCGTAAGTTTCTCCATTTCGAGTCGATTGATTTCATCAACACGTGACCGAGTCGCGTATAAAATCGTCGGTTTCGTTTGAGGTGTCCCATCTTCAGATACATCTGGCAACAGTACACCGACGCGTGACCGAAGTATTTCATCGGTGCGACGCATGATCCGCCCCTCGCGCACTTGGTTCAATATTTGGCAATATACCGGATCATTTTGACGAAAGATCTGTTTCAATTGAATATGGTTCTCTTTTGGGAATGTTCCAAACCAACTTTCACTTTCAAAACAGAACCGCGAGTTGTCAGGGTCTTCCGTATTGACACCAACCGGTGGAAGTTGATAGAAGTCGCCACAGAAGATGAGTTGAATTCCGCCAAATGGCCGCGTATGGCAGTTTCGTACTGTTTTTCCAACGATGTCAAGAATGTCAAACAGACGTTTCGACATCATACTCACTTCATCCACGATGAGTGTTCGTGTTTTTCGCCAGTCCTTCTTTTTGAAGAAATTCTTGTTCACTCGTTCTACGATCCGTTCCGTCTCTCCATTCGCAAGACCGATCCCAGCCCAAGAATGGATTGTTTTCGCTTTACAGTCCAACATCACTGCAGCACACCCAGTGAGCGCGCATACTTGGATGTTGTGTTCACGCTGAGTTGCGTATTTGTAAATCTCTCGGATGAGCGCTGACTTACCTGTCCCGCCTGGACCGGTGATGAATACATTTTGTCCCGACTGGTATTTCGCGAACGCGAGTTTCTGTTCCGGCGACATGTGTTCTTGAAATGACTCGTCATAGGTCGATGTCTGCACAATGGGTCTCGGTGCAGATACTGGTTCAGTTACCGGTGTTGGTGTATAAATCAGCGGTTGCTCTGACAGTTTCTTCACAACTGTTGTATACCTTCGAATATCGTGTGATAATGATGACGTCATCTGGTCCTTCGTTTGCAAAATACAAAACACGATAAATAGATTTCAATTTGTCTGGTATTGAATTACTTTATATTACATAATCATCGTGTTTTCTTTTCGCCGATTGTAATATAGAAATATTTTAGTACTTCATACATGAATCAACTTACAACATCTTATACATCACCACAACAACCATTATACGCCACATTGAGTGACGGCATGACTACGAATACGACTACATATAGTTTATCGCCTGCATCGTCGACATTTGCATCCAATGACCATTTAGAACGAGTCAAAAAATCGCAACTGATTCTTGAAAAATATCCGGATCGGGTTCCTCTTATCATTCAACCATCTAAGAATGATCGAGATACATACCCCATCGACAAATCGAAATACATTACGCCGAGAGATTTAACGTTACTGCAATTGCAGCAAATTATTCGTAGGAGAATTCACTTTCCATCAGAAAAGGCATTGTTTATGTTCATCAATAATAAAATCTACCCAATCACTTCCGTTATTGGTACAGTGTATGACGCCAATAAAGATTCAGATGGTTTTCTGTATATCACCTATTGTCAGGAAAATACCTTTGGCGCGTAATTCTACATGGTAGTAACATATATAGACGTAAAAGTATATATCCATACAGTCTATATATGTTATCATTCCTTTCTAGTATAAAGAATAAAATACGTGATAAATTAGCACATCGAAGATTGTTAAACAGATCGGAACGATATCGAGTTGTTATGGAATCTGATGTAATCGATATAGATGTCAGTTCCACACCTGATACCTTATCAAATACCGGCGACGATACTGTGAATCCTACGCCACCACCACCCACTCCAGTAAAAACACAACGTTTGTTCGAAAAAGATATCGACGTAGAGAGTGACTACGAGTTACAATGTCTACTTCTAAGAACGAAGCATAGTTGCGTTGATCTTGCAAGTATGCGTCTCGAGACACGGTTCGAAGAAATTGTCGAAAATATTCCAAACGTAACCGAAATTTTCAGAATCAAGATGCGACTCCTGTATATCATAATTGCGCTGAACTGTTATTCGGATTTTTTTGAAGAGAAAAAGAAGTATTGTTCACTGAAAACAAAATACCCATTGGGCGTCTTTCGATATAATGACTATATTATTCGAATTGACGACTCACCGTATAGTTTCATGAATGAAAATGATGTTTCATCGGCATTTACAACGAGTGCACCCACCAATATTATTCTACCATTTTTGACGTACACCAACATAAAAAAGAACGAAAAAAATAATATTTGTGAATGTGAGACGGAAATATGTGAATGTAAATACAGAGACAACGCAGATCATTATGATAAAATAAACGAAATGTCATACGAAGGTCAAAAATTGTATACATTGATGCGAACAAATGTCATTTCATTCAGTATACAACATTACGTAAAAAATACAGAACAGTTATATCACTGGGTAAAGGATAATATCGGAAACAATATTTATAATCAGTTTTCAAATATACAGTACCCGTTTTTTATTGAACTATTTCTCAAATGTGCGCTTGCCTTGCGTGAACTTCATACCATGAATATTGTTCATGGAGATATAAAACCAGACAACATTCTCATTCGCGAGCACGACAATTTCATATTGCATCATTTTACAAAATACAAAAATTTTACGGTATATATGATTGACTTTGGATTATCCGGTATTCACAATGAAGGTTTTGGAACAGGAGGTACTATCCCATATTGTCACCCAGAGTTCAAAAATATTCGTGACACAAATAAGACTGGAAAGTACAACTGGAAAAGACAAAAACTAAAGCATGACGTGTGGTCACTTGGTATTCTCTTTATTACTCTCTATATTTACCGCGACTTTTACAACTATTACTACAAATATCCTAACTATTTTTTTACGAAAGAAAGGTATGTTTCTTCGCTGATATTAGATGTCATTGCAGACATGAAGTTACATGTTCTGTTTACCAAAATGTTATCAGAGGAATCGATATCGATCCATGAAGTATGCGAATTACTAGAAAAAATGATTGTTAAATAGTTACTTCTTTCTGATTCGATGTATACTCTGCAACCGGAATCGCTGCGAGTAATGTGGGTGCTGGTTCTGTCGTGGTTCCAGGAGACGCGGTTTCATTTACTGCCGCCGCTACTGCTGGTTCCATTCCATTTGTAACTGGTGCTGCGGATGCAATCGCGGTTGGTGTTGATAATACTGGTGGAATTGTTGCAACTTCGGCCGATTTTAGATGGTCCGACATAGAGTTCATCATGCTATATGGATTACTACTATTTCCGCGTAATGACTTCGGTAAATATTGTTCTTCAATGGATGGATCATACTCTACCGATGACTGTTTTACTGGTACATTCGGTACTGGTGTTCGACCAATCGAACTATCCGGTTGTTTACGTGTAAACTCTTCTTTTCCAACAAGCACACGTTTTTCGAGTGTATCACGTTTTGTATTCATATGTTGTAATGTACTCATCGCGATTTCGGGACTAATTGACAATGTGTTCATATAAGTCCGATATTTGAATGAGCAGACGCTCGTTTCGGATCCTGTAAATTTGATACTATACCACCAGTACGCCGGAATAAATATCACCATACCTTGATACAACTCAACCTCGAGTGTTTTTATCTTATCAAAATCATCTTGGTATTCTGGTTGCACCTTCCATGGATTTACCGGAGAACGAAACTCGAATATGTCATAGTCATTAATGGGGTGTAAATATCGAATGTCTTTTGGAGGGATAAGCATAATTCGTATACTGCCTTGTGTTACTAAGTAGTAATTCCTATAGTTTACATCATACCGTAATGGCGTTATTGTATTTGTAGATGCCATAAAAATATCATACGAGCATTTCGAAACCATATACGGTCGAAGGAAGTCGTCGTTGAGTTGAAATGTTTTTATTAAACCAGTTTCTTCGATAAAATCGGAGTTGTTTTCACTGACATATTTCATCGCTGTATCATTTTTCAGTACTTCATGAGCGATCTTCAATGCAACGGGAATATACAATACGAATTCGTTATCACTATGTTTAGTATCATCGGATGTCGTTGCTGTCGATTTCGGTGTTTTTGATACATCGCGAATATTGATATCAAATGCACGATAATTTGCGTGGATCGACTGGTAGGATAATTGTGTAAGTAATTGTTCATTATGAAATTCAAATGTGGTTGGTTGTCGTACATCACATACTTCTTCTAAACGTTGTTTTGATGGCTGATCAATCTCGTACACTTCTAAATCATTGCTTCGTTTCAGATGAAATTGGACGTGCAAATAAACAAATAAAACAATACAAAAAACCAAAATAGATACGATTAGCATTATAAATATGAATACTATTACATGTTCATATTTATACTTCTTTCTTTTTACGAACTACTGGATTTCCTGAACAATCAACGAAACTGGATCAGTTGGAAAATGTGGGCTTGAATAATCGTCGTCTTGATCATGGGCGCTTTCTAGTTCCTCGTCTTGCGGCTGCTGCGGCTGCTGCGGCTGCTGCTGCGAATCATTATTCACGATCCCCTCCGTGGTGTGATTGTCATTGTTTTCCTCTTGGGGCAGCTGTACTTGTGCCCCGTGAGCCACTTCTGTTGCTTCAGTATGTGCGTCTACCGAAGTTACAAAAGAAGAATCCATGGTTTCATCCATACCCGAGTTACCTACTTGTTTTATCGGTTCGGAAATAACGATTTCTGTGGTTTCGGATAAGTACAACCCATCACTGTCTAATCCGTTGTCTTGGAACGTTTTCGTTGGCGAATTATTCTGATTCAACAATCGGAGCAACATTGTATTCATTTCATTCATCATTTGCTGTTGAGAATGAATAAGGGATCGCAATTCCTGATTCTCTTTCACAAGTGGTTCGATCTTCATAATCACTTCCGAGAGATTTGTTTCGTTCACGATTTTATTCACAATACCTTCAACAAACTCCCGGCTATTTGTAAGATCATTCATAACAACATCCATAAGAAGCTCTTCCTCCTCATCTCCTTCGTCTCCTTCTTCGACTGTATCAAGTGTTCTTTCTTTTTGCTGTGGTTGTTGAACGTGAACTGAATTAGAAGAAGCACCACCAGTCTTCACCTGTTCATGCAACTCGTCTAGTTGGTGAAGTACATTTGTAAGAATATGATGGTGCTCTTCGAGTGTTGTATCATGTGACTTCAAAATCACAATTGGCGGTGGGATAACACCGGTATCAGATATCATACTAACAAACGGTTTAATTGATGCGTTTGCTTTAGGGGGTTCTGGTGCCTTTTGGAATACTGGTGAACCACTATTGTAGTTCGGGTTTCTTCGTGGAACCCCTTTTTCGTATATAAACTCTGGTTCACTTGTTGCCATTGTAGAAGACACTCTTTGTAACATCTGCGCCTGTTCCGGATTTGTCATTTCCAATTGTTTCGCAATCGCGATTTTTTGCTTCAAAATTTGAGTCTGTATTTCATTTTGTTTTTGCAAGACTGCCAATCGTTCTGCCGATAAAGTACCTCCTTGTGTCTGTATTAGTTTCATGCGTTCGACGAGCTGTTGTTTGATGAGTTCGATGTTCTCGTAAATATTCATGGATTTAGGGGGGATTCCACTTCCGGGAAGTTGTTGCGGATACGGTTGTATAAATGTTGACTGTTCATTTGCATAAGGGGCTCTACCATTGTAAACCGGTTGAGATGTAGGAGCACTTCCAGCCATTGGGGCGCCGGATGCTCTACGCTTTCTTGCTGCTGACAATGCTGCACTACCACTCATCTACGACTACGAATAAGATTATAAAATGTAACAACACATTAATTCTATATTATTTTCGCATTTTCATTGATATCGGGTCGTAACTTTGATAACCCACTATTTTAAAATCGTCAACCGTATAACTGTCGATGTCATCTCTCAGAATAGAGATTTCAACTCGTGGAAATGGAAATGGACGACGCAACAATTGCGGTTTCAACGCTTCCACATGATCGTCGTAAATGTGTGCATTTCCTAAATAATATACGAACTCATGTGGAATAAGTCCACAATGTTTCGCGAGTAGATGGGTTAAAAAACCATAAGAGGCAATATTGAAAGGAACGCCTAAACCAATATCACCGCTCCGTTGATACAATGCACACGACAGCCGATTATTCTTGTTCACGTTGAACTGACAAACTACATGACACGGTGGAAGTGCCATCTCGTCGAGTTGACAAGGATTCCATGCTGACATGACCAAACGACGTGAAAATCTCTCGACAGGGTCCTTCAAACACTTAATAATGTATGCCAATTGATCGACACCTTGGCCGGTATAATCTGTCTCGTGGTTTTCATATTTAGCGTTGAAATGACGCCATTGGTGTCCATAAATCGGGCCAAGGTCATCTTCAGCGTTTGAAGTCAACCCACGCGAATCTAAAAAATCACGTGATGCATTACCGTCCCAAATATGAACACCTGCTTCTTTCAATAGACGATTATCAGTTTTACCTTGAATAAACCAAAGTAATTCCTTGAGGCATGTTTTCCATGCCATTTGTTTCGTTGTAAGAATAGGAATCACTCCTTGGTCAATTGAAAATACCATTGCTGCTCCAAATACGGAAAATGTATCACCATTACGACCCGGTTGTTTCTGATTGTGTTGCAATATTTCATGAATCAGATTTAGGTATTGGTATTCATCATGGGGGTTCATGAATGCCGTAGATACTGGCATCGGAACAATTGCTGCAGTATTCTCTGGTGGTGTTATTGCCGGAATAATTGTAGGTTGTCGCGATGAGGTGTTTGGGGTTGTTTCATCTTGTTTGTATTCGACGCGATAGTGTGGAATACTATTGATACGAGCAAAATTACGAATCATTTTGAGAGTTATGTATTATATAAATATATGTATTTAATTCCGTTCATTGTTGTAATCGGATTCAGAATACAAATAATATTATTCGCGTTATATATACTCAACAATGGAGGCATTTGAAGAAACAGTAAAAGAAGGGTCAAAGCGCGGTAGCTCATTTGTTGACCATGTCTTTCGTTTAGACGAACAACAACAAGGAGTATTGTTAAATATTGTTCAATATACTCTTATCGGATTTGTCCCTGTTTTGGTGATGTTGTATTTGGTTCGCACATACGTCCCAGAGCCCGATGATCATAAAGCAACACTTATGATTTTAGTAGAAATCATCGGCCAAATTCTCTTTATGTTCGTCTTTATCTACTTCATCCATCGATTGATTACGTATGTTCCCACCTACTCTGGATACAGATACAGCGAGTTCAACTTCACAACCACGATTTTAGGAATATTAATGATTCTGTTGAGTATTAAGACGAAGTTGGGTGAAAAGGTGCAGATCCTCGTAGAACGCGCCATTGAGCTTGTTGGAGGCGAATCAAGTTACAACAGTGCTGCTGGTGGTCCTGGTGCAAAGACTCCTGCACAAGGTGGAAATGGAGGTACAGTTCGTATCACGCAGCCATTATCACAACCTTACGCAGGTGGTGTTCCTGGTGGAATGATTGGTGGCGGAATGGTCCCTCCTAACCCGGTTTTGACTTCTAATCGTAATACTGGAACTGCCGACTACGGTCTCTCGCAAGCATCACAGCAAACGCAGCATTTTAACAGCACATATGCACAGAATGTCGGCGCAGGAATGCCTGGCGGAATGATGTCATTTGAACCCATGGCTGCGAATGAAGTAGTCGGATCGAAGTTTTAAATTTACTTCTCAATGAAAATCTCTCGTTCAACACTTTTCATAATCTTACGTTCACCAATCGGGTCGTCCTTGATTTCGTGAAGGACATTCTTTACCATCTTATGGTGGAAATCCTGGAGTCGGCTATTCGTCTCCCACCCAGGATGCATATCCATCCATTTCTTAATCGCAAAGTACTCTTTATTCGCGATATCCACGAATGCCTGACGCATCCTCGCATTCCCTTCATCTTTTGCCCATTGATGGTTATCACGTACATAAATCGTGTCTCGTTTTTGGTCTGTGCAATGAATCGGGCGTTTGTAGAGATCCATTTGTTTCAAACCGTCAATCATGACTTTACTAATCCCTTCGACGAGTCCTTGGTTCCGTGTATATGTTAGATCGTCCATTGTGATTTCGAGAGAATCGACAAAGTCCGAGAGATTTACGGCGTCTTTGCACTGTTCATTCAAGAAAAAATTCAAATTGAACTGGTTATTGTTCGTATGATTCACGATAATATTCCGTTCCTTGCTTAATTCTATGATCTGCTTTTGCAGGGTTTTATTCTGGTCTAATAATTCAAACACGAGAGAATTTACGATCGATTGCTTGTTTCGTTTCTTGCCAGTGGTAAGCGCCGAAATCATTTTCCGAATATAATCCTTCAGTTTTTCATTCTGTTCGGTTAGAAGTTCGGATACTGCCGAGGATCCCGCATCGGATGCGCCCGTAACCTCCGACGCATTGTCATTATCATCATCTAATGATGCCGACAACGTCGTTGACGACGAAGAACTCGCATCATTGGAATCGTCGTCCTTTTCTGAAATGTGTACGCCAACTTCTGGTTCAACTTCTGAGAGATTGGAGTATTCAAATACTCCGGAATTTGGTTCTTCCGTCTTTTTCCTAGATTTAAAACGGTAACATACGATTCGATTATCATCATCACTTCCGTTGGTTTCATTTTCTACTGGAACTGTAACTGGAATTGAATCTGGAACTCGAATTGAATCTGGAGGAGGAACTGGAACTGTAGATGTCATTGTTCTTGTTGTCGTAGTCGTCGTCGTAGTTGTAGTAATTGATACAGAAACTGCAGGTGTATTCAATAAAGAATCCGGTTGCGAACTACTTACTTTATTCATGGACCGGTTGTGTTGAAACTGTAGACATGTTGACGTATGCTTGTAATAGCTAGACCGGTGCGCGTACGATTTTTTACAAAAGCAAACATATTTCCCATCCTTCGTTGCAGGAGCAACTGCAGAAGTTGTTTCACAGGCTGCGCCGCCAAAAATCTCCGCTTCCAAAACAGGAACCGCCGAAGATACGGCCATTTCATCGCCAAAAATATTTCGTTTAAAATCAGGAAGATCAAAATGTCCGTCGACAGACTTTTCGTCCATTTTTTCATCGTTCAAATTTGGTTTCATTTTCATAATATAGAAACTTGCACGTTCCTTTGCCTCGATTTCATTGTTACAAGCACATTCCTCCAAAATAGTACACTTCCAATTCGTCCATCCTCCATTCTTCCGAATTGAATCGTACAACCTTGTCTGAATGAAAAGATCCAAAGTCTCGCGCTTGTGCTTATACTTCCGTTGTGTTAGATTGGTTGTGTACGAAATGTATGCGTCCAAAACAGCCGAATTTTTACAAGTCAAACGGTAAACATACGTTTTTGAGTAGTCAACATACTTTCTCGGCATTTTTGATCGCTTAGAATCTTGTCTGATTTTTACCCCAATTGTCTGTTTTTTACCCCAATTGTCTGATTTTTACCCCAATTGTCTGATTTTTACCCCAAAAATTATGTATATTTTGGTAGTACGTACGGCTATATTGACTCTATATACAGTCTATATTTTATCTCTATTATATTTTACGGATTTGTGATCGGTAATTCATTTTACCCCAAGGGTAAGGCAACATTCGCACCATCGGTTGGTCTAAATGTTGCCATTCTCACATCAAAAATCGAACATCATCGTCACGTTTTTTGTCTGTTTTTGTCTGTTTTTACCCCACATTTGTCTGATTTTGCATTTTGACACTTTAGAGATTTTGGCAACATTTACACCATTTTCAGTGTCATCACCAGAAAGTAAACGGCTATATATCCCGCTAAACGAAAATGGGTAAAATGGTATTTTTTCAAAAATGTCCAAATCCGGGGTTGGCCGTTTTACTTTTAAAACACGTTTTTTGCACATTTAGCCTGACGAGAGCATATTTGTCGAATTTCATCAAATATGCGCCTACTTTTTGCTCGATCATAATAAGGCTGTTTATATAAACGGCCCAAAATGCCATTTTTGCGCCGATCGACGCGGTTCCCCCGCCACACTGACTTTTCAAAAAGCTATAAGATAATGCTATATATGCTTTCAATTTCAGTAAGGATGTGCCAAAACGACGCAAAATATGCATAGGTCAGTGTCAACCAGGGGATGGGGGTGGAGGGGTAAGCCTCAAAACTGCATGGGGTAATATGTAGAAAACCCGCGTCCTTTACCTAGATATTGAGTAGGCGGTTGTGTATTACGCGCGATATGTGCCCCGATCATCGGTCGCATTGTTGTCGTTTTGGGTGCTGGAGTCACTGAGAATCCGTGAATGATGTTTCCCATAATTGCGTTCATATGTATAATAAACAGATTATACTGTATCTATATATTGTTGTCACAATGAAGAAAACCGTTGTTGTGGATCTAGAGTATATGCGTCCATCGGTTGGACGTGGTAAGTCGAGGTCGAGGTCGAGGTCTCAGTCGCGGTCTCGATCGCAGTCAAGGTCCAGTAAACCGGCTATATATAGTGAAGAAGAAGAGGACGAAGAATTGAACATTGCGGCGTTACTACAGCAACATAAAGACGACGATGATGAAAGCGCGAGTGAAGAAGACGTGACAACGGACGACAACGACGATGACGACAATGCAATTGACAGCAGTGATAGCGAAATCGAATCTGACGCATCACCTCTAGCTAAAGAACAACCGAGAATTCACCCTAGCGTTAAAGATACCGATTATGCAGTGGATTCAGATGAAGACTTGTTACAATCTGTATTGGATGAACCGACATTTCCACTTGATATTAATGCGATATTATCTGCGATGAACAAGACAGAGAATAACACGATTGCAAATATGACAATGAAGAAAATCACCGCAAAACGCCATGAAATTCTCTCGTCACTCAACCTTACAACGGAGAAAATGGAAGAGTTTGAGCGTAAATTGAGTATGTATCGTGTGATTGAAAACCCGTATGATCTTAAACATAACCAACTGATACGATGGATTCCACTCCGGTCTCTCGAAACGCGACCTTATGTAACACTTGGCGGTACACTATTTCGCGTACGTGAAAATCAAGAAGAAGGCGTACATATTGTCACGATTCGAAATGTCAAACGTTTTGTATTTAATATTCGGTTTGAGTTAAATGTCGTGTTTCAAAGGTTGAGTCAAGAAGAACTGTTGATACTTCGGGCAGTAGAGTATGTCGACGGCGACGTTGATGGCGACAACCACGACAATTAGTTCAGTTTCACACGCCGTGTCGACTTCGTAACATCCCGAGTCATTCTTGGCCGTAGTTTGCCCGTTTTTGTTTTACATCGAAACCCATGTGATCGTAAACCCCTCGAATTGAAAATGGACCGTGTACAATACCCGATTCGACGACCTTCTTCAATGGTACTACCATTTGACTTGATGCATTTACACAGTTTTTCAGCAAGAATGCGGTGAGCACGTTGTTTAACAGAAGCTTTTTTACGACCTCTCGGATGATCACGTTGATAATGATGAAGTATTTTCATATAATCGCTACGTGTTAGTTTCATATCTTCATCAATATCATTATCCGTATACAACGGTTCTTCTTTCATGAATAATTATACTCGTATAATATAACTACATAAAAAATGAAACATAAAGTCGTTGTGTTTGATGTAGATGAAACACTCGGCAACTTCTCACAGTTCTCTATTTTTGGTCATGCATTAGAAGAGTATTTCAACAAACCAGGTATCATGTATCGTTACTTCAATGATTTAGTTGATTTATACCCAGAAATCATACGACCAAGTATGGTACGAATACTCGATTATATACGAAAAAAGAAAGAAGCGGGTGCTTGTAGTAAAGTCATGATCTATACAAATAACATGGGCCCGGATAAATGGGTCGCACATATTCGAAACTATTTCGAAACCAAACTTCGTACACATTCAAACAGTCATTCTGGTCTAGCAATCATCCCCCCCTTATTCGACCATACCATCGGTGGATTTAAACCATATGAAGGATCAAAACATCTCTCGAGTTTTCCACAAAGAACAACCACGGAAAAGACGGTAAAAGAGTTCATCCGATGTTCGCGTCTTCCCGCTGATATCGATATATGTTTCTTAGACGACGTACAACATCCTAAAATGGTAGACGAACGCGTATATTACATCAAACTTCAACCCTATCATTCGTTCATTCCTTTCGAGATGTTCGTTGTCCGATTCTTGAATAGTGCATTATATCGTGACGTATTTGATAAAATCAACATTCCGTCAATTATCACTGGAACATCCTCTTCCGCTAAAAAGCAGATCATATCGATTGAGTTGTACAATCTTTTCATGCGTTATATTGACATGGCTGAATACGATGAGCGATCACATCACCAGAAAGTGAACCCGCGCGAAATCGACGAAATCATCAGTAAGTATATCTTATTCCATTTGCAGCAGTTTTTCCGTGAAGGCCCACCGCAAACGATACCAGAAGAAGTGTCTTCGAAACGAAAGATAAAAAAGACGTATAAAAAAAGTATGAGTCCAACCCACAAAGGACAAGTATTTTATATTGATAAGAATACGGCTGTAAAGAATATGAAGAATAAGACAATGCGACGCAAATAACACATTCAAGCAAACCACGAGAGCTGTTCACCGTGCGCAGTGACAAATACAACTCGTTCACCGTTCCGTTCCGCCTCCGTAATCGCTTCTTGTCTTGCAATCTTCACTTCCGGTGTTTCATGCATCTCATCGATGTAGACAATTCCATTCTCTCGGCGCGCAACGATTTTCTCTCGCGCAGATGCCAACGCCATATTGAACAGCCGCTCATGTTCGGTAGTTACCCAACGCTGATGGCGTGCATTGGAGACGTGTCGATCCCAGTTTCCTTGAACACCTCTCCATCCACATTGGCAGCTTACCGGCCGTACGATGTCCAGCTCATGAAGGGTGTCATCAAACAGTCGCTTCATGATGATTTGTAATGCATGATGAAGTACCATTGGGCTCGTTTCGTATCCGGCATTGCCTTCTATTGGTTTGTAGTTCATGATGAGCGCTGCAACCTGTCGTTCGTCCCCGCGATGAACCAAATTGTGTTCTCCGTCATCGTAGATGCTAGATTCGTCACCGCATAACTCAACGACAATGTCGTCCGCAACTGCCATGATTTCATCGTAGATATCTTCATCGTCTTCTTGAATCTCATCAAGTGTTTTCCAGCAACGCAACATAGTTCCGGGACGCATCTCCGTAAGGGTTGTTCGTTTGTGTTTGTGCAATGATCCGAGTGCATTCATACCACGTAAATATGCTCCTTCTGGCATATTGCCTTGATGTTCTTCCAGTATTTCCATGACGGTATCGAGATCCTTTTGTATAGCATCACTCGCACATTGGAGTACACTACTATTTCCTGATGACATTGTCGTTCGTTGTTCGTTCGTTGTTTCGATGTCTACGTTATACATTGATAAAAACATTTCAATTTTTTTATCAACGTCAAAATCCACTCATGACTTCCATTTTGCAATATATTTATAGAAGGGGTTTACGACATCGGCGCCAACACTAGTTACCGGTTGTAAAATCTTCTGTGAGAGTTGTTTTTGCGTGTATTGAATCACTGTTTCGGATGCAATATGAGTGATCAAGATGAATACGCAAGTATATAAGATGAGACGTCGGTCAAACTCACTAAATTTACTTCCACCAAGAATTGAGAACTTCGGATTATTCCAGGATATGTCGTTGAAACGAAGTAATAAAATGATCACTGCAGAATACAATAAGATATTTCGTAATACAGGAATATACTCCGGAACTGTAGTATAAAATCCGAGCAATAAAATTCCGTATGTACCATAAATGAAGTAATCAATATATTTGAAATATGCGCTGTATTTGGTAAAGATAGGTGCTAATGCCTCACGAATCGCGTAGATCAATGATGCAATTACGTCTTCTATTGTATTGATGATTGTGTTCATCTCCTTCCAAATTCGAAATCGTCTATTATAATCACATATTAAATTTCGAGCAAGTGCGAGACCGCTACACTACACACTACGCCGGATTATCCGAGGATACATAAAATGACAACAGGCGCGCACTTGGATCAAGCACTCCTTCACAAAATGGGTGTCGCCAATAATACGGAATTGTACTACCGCGTCCTTCATACAATGTCTCAAACACCCGTCGATAATAAAAGCTTTCCTTGTCGTATGGTGGGTTATAAATCGAATACATATAGTTATTTTTGTTGTTATATTCCACATCGGTTACCATTCGATCCGATTGCTCTTTGATCATTTGTACCCATGTTTTTCCCCCATTTGCAGCACTTACACCGTCACTGAATGCCTCCTTTCTTCGCCACAACACATTTTCTGGCAGAAGACCTTCATTCTGAAACGCTTTCCGAAGAAGATACTTCTCCATACGCTCATCGGTAAACCGTTTGAACTGAGGTGGAATTGTCATAACATACGTAAGAAACTCTTTATCTGCAAAAGGAACACGCGCCTCCAAACCAGCACCGCTTATACTTTTATCCGAACGCAGTAAGTCAAAAAACCGCACATCACGTATCATGCGTTCATTCTCTCGGTGAAAATCGGCATCGCTAGGCGCCTTCAAGAACCCGCGATATGACCCGAAAATTTCATCCGACATGTCTCCGCAGTAAATAACAACATCCTCTGTTTCTTCTTGAATATACTTGCTAATAAGATAATTCCCCACCGATGCGCGAATGGTCGTTGTACAGTAACTCTCGGTTTGATAGATCGTATCGAAGATTGAATTCAGAAACTCATCTTCACTTAATGCGACCTCATGATGACATGTACCCAAATGCTCAGCGACACGACGAGCCCACATGAGATCAACTGATCCTTCTAGTCCAATACTATATGTGTTCAATACAGTATGCGGGGACGTCCGCTTCAATTCTCTCGAAACAATTGCAGTTACAAGGGAACTATCCAGTCCTCCCGACAATAAACATCCAACCGGTCGTTCACTCATTAAACGCTTGATGACCGCTTTTGTAAAGAGGTTACGAATATTGGCACAGATTCCTTCTTCAACCAGCATCGGGTCCTTCCCATACATGTCCATTACTGGATAAGAATAATCCACTTCGATTTCCTTCAACTGACACTCCAACAATGACAACGTATCCGTTTTTTTGAATAGATCACCTGACTTGTAACGTATGTATGCATAGTCATAATATGTACGGAAAATAGCGGTACCATCCGTAATTTCTTCACCGGTATATTCCATATAACAACCTGCGGGAAACTGTACAATCGTCTCACAAATTGCATGAATCGACTTCATTTCACTCGCGACACACATTGCGTAATAGTATGGGTTTATAGATAGACATGTCAAGTCAGAGTAATCGCGTCCGAAACATCCGTCATGACGTGTAACACCAATATAAAGAGACCGAACGCCAACTGGATCTCTCGCGACATAGGTAACGCCATTTTCGTAGTCATACAAAACAAAACCAAATACACCATCCAATCGTCGAAGCGTCTCAGAGATACCTATTTTACGATAGAGGTGAATAATGATTTCACAATCCGAACCACTTTTGTATTCATTTTCCAAACCGAATTCTTGAATCAAGTCACGAAAGTTATAAATTTCACCGTTGCAAATCAAGCGGCATTTTTTCAAATAAAACGGTTGATCTGCTGAAGGGTCCAACCCATTAATGGAAAGTCGATGAAATCCCCATGCACGCGTGTCATCATTCACAAAGATAGTCTTATCTGGTCCGCGATGTGATGAAAGAATCAAATTTTCCTGTAATGTTTTGAGCGCTTTCAATGATAGTCGTGCGACCGTTTGAAAATAAAATATACCACACATTCTGGATAACGGTGACGTATATTGTGAATCACGATGTACCGTTTAAACCCTTTACTGTGTGTTCGAAAACTGCATTCGAAATAATAAAATTGATATAAATAACCACTTGTGTATAAAGACACTGCAGAATGTCGACAAACACGATAGACAACGCCAAGCATATCAACCATATCAACCAGCTTCTTCACAATAAAGGTGTCAAGCAAGAAGACCGGATCGCCGTATTGACATCGTTATTCGAACAACGAAAGAATGCGGCGGATTCAAAGACACTCCCGACATCGTTCGTGATCGACCCAAAATTCCGCGATGTCATGGAAGTCATTCAAGCAATCGATTTCACAAACCAGGAAATAACCCAAGAGATATTCATGCTTTTCGGTAGCAAACTTACGCGATACAAGCTGGATCAATTCTATACACCGTTAACAATATCGGATTTCATAAACGCAGTCATGGTTGGCGGTAGTGAAAAGTCAGCAGTCGACCCGGCCGGAGGAACCGGCGATCTACTAATTCATTACACCGGAAATACTCATATCTGGGACATCGATGAGCATGCATTAGAGCTATGTCGTTTCAATTATGAGTTGAATAGGAAAACGAACTACCATATCAAATGCAAGAATTCACTTGTATTTCACCCTAACACCGCGGATGCGTCGTCGTCGTTGTCGTTCGACTATGTTACAATGAATCCTCCATTCGGTTCAAGCACTGTCGTCACAGACGAAGCCATCTTACAACATTACGAGCTTGGGGTTGGAAAAAAGAAACAGGAAATCGGTATTCTATTTTTAGAATTAGGCCTCAAACTACTAAAGCCGGATGGTATCATGTTTGCGATCGTTCCTGCTGGGTATGTTGGGAATTCAACGAAGCCGTGCATGGAGCTTCGTGAATTATTACTGCGTCATCGAGTGATTGCATCGATTGAGTTACCCAAACAGTCATTCAAACGTAGTGGAACCGGTGTGAATACATATATTTTGGTTGTGCAGAAGAAGGCAGCAGCACTGGTGACAGAGCCATACCCAATCTTCATATCATCTGTTGCCAACATTGGGTATGAATTGTCAAAAGCAAATACGCCGGTGAAATACCGGATTGTCCGAGAAACGGGTGATATCATGATGAATGATGAAGGACACCCGATCGTCGATAATGATCTGGTTGAATGTGCTGGGCAACTTTCGCAGTTTGCGGTAGACTGTAACGTATCGAATGTCGCTGCTTCGGTTCCCGCGGTCCCCTCTACCCCACTATACGACACGGTAGAGTCATCGTCATTACAAAACCTGATACTGGACGTGAAGCGATACAGCCGTATCTACCGGTTGCTATTATCAAAATTGACATCCACGCCAGGTTGTGTTCCGATCAGCGACCTATCAAAACTCGTCTTGAAAGCGACCAAAATCGAGAAGAATAAAAAATACAAGTACATCGACATCGGCGAGATATCCACCCCGTTATATGGTAGCAAAGAGTTATATGGATGGGAGTTGCCATCACGAGCCAAATATGCGCTTCAGAAATACGATATTCTCGTGAGTAAGTTGGAAGGCACCGTATCATACTGCGTGATTTTGGACGATTCTGATAACTATATATCAACAAACGGCGTCACAGTCCTTCGCCCGAAGAATATGAACACCTTGTATATCTTATTCGCAAATATTACCAAGAAAGACTTCATTGTTCAGCATACCGCCTATTTAACGGGGAGTATAATGGCGTCATTGGGCGACAGCGATATCGCAGGGATTCTTATGGATACAAATATCGACGTGAATATGACAAAAAAAATGGTCGAAGCACTGACCGCATTGAACGCATCGCGTTTGTAATTATGAACCGAAATCCTCTTTGTATTTAATACGAATTCAATATATCCTCGTACGACATCACCATTTGGTGTGTATTCGTATACGGAGCCTTCGTCGCGGGCGTTGCTGTAAAGAGATCCCGAAATGCGCCTGCGTATTTTTTTTGATGATCGGGGTTGGCGCGAAGAAGACGCAGAATTTGCTCGATTCGCTCCTCTTCGGAATGCCCACCTTGTTCTCGATTGCATGAGCAGTGACCGATGTAAACATTCCCGGCTTTCGTACCCGTTTCAGGATCACGGTGGCAGAAGTTGACACTGTGTTCTTCCGCACAGTACGACTGGTTGAGTTCTTGAACACTTACGATATTCCCGCACCATAAACACTTGTGGCTATTCGGCGCGATTGAACCGACTGCAATACCCAACTGTTGTTGAATCGCCACTGGCAGTTCTGGAGCACCTTCACAAGCGAAGATCTGTTTGATGAGTGAGATCAAGATGTCATTTTGTTCAGTGGGCCACGCAAAGTCAGCTTCTCTGACGCCAATCGGTCGTGGAAATGACGGGCATGATTCATACTCCGCGCGGGTCATTGATTTCGGCACGGGAGGGCTATGGCGAGACCGACGGTTGAAGTAGGGGTCTCCAGTTCGTGTGAGTGAAGATCCGGTGCCAGCAGCACCACCGCCCGCTGCACCCTCATCAACAGAAGCGGTAGCGGCAGCAGCCTCGAACTGATGAAGCGCGTCAATTTTGATGCATTTTGTATTTCCTTTTGAGACATAAGCGTCCTGTTTGCATTTTTCGATGATTGTAGTAAGCGATGTGTTTGTTTTGAAGGCGTCAAGAAGACACTTGATATTGATTTTGGGGACATTGAATTCAGAGAACGGGACCTTTCCGCCAGGGTAAACATCACTGAATACACTGGTGTCATCACGCGCACATGGCACAAACGTCTCATTGAACACTTTGCGTGGAATATCGAACTCCACATCAGAGTCGAATGGCTTGATTGTCACAGATTCCTCTTGATTTTTGATCACAATCGACGGCACACCACCGCAGATCCAACTTACCTTTTTTGCTCCTTTGTGGTCAAATGACCGGGTTGGCCGAACAAACTCGGTCGTTCCTGTAATCAGATATTTCAACATTTTCGACGATCCAGAACCAGCTGCAGAACCAGTAGTAGTAACCGACATAATACGACGTATTGAACACTGTATTCCAAACATAGTAGTAAAAAGATTTCAATTTTTTTACTAATATATTTTCATATTATAAAGTAAGTAAAAATGGAATTCTATGGTGTTGTAAATGGAGCATACACAAATCACCATGACCGACTTGATGAAATCAATGAACGTATATCTCAAAGAAATATTCCATCTACGGATCTTCGACCAGCGTATAGTGTTCGCCCTCTTTCATCCAAATACGCGATGATGCCGATTTTAGAAACACGACCGGTTCCGACTGTAGAAATCCCGCCTTATCAACATTTCACCACCGAAACCGTTTTCAATCCAGGAAATGCGAAAGCCCCGTGGCGTGGATGGGCTGAACGTGTGAATCTTGAGTCCTCTCTTCGAAACCAGTATTTCGCACTTCAACGCAACGACCGCGCAGTTTACGTCCCAGACTCGAGAAGTGATTTATACGAAGTGATGATTGATGCACGTCCCGTTGAACAACCAAACCCGTACTTATTTGAGAATGGAGCAACAAACTTCGCACCAATGAATCCGAATCCGAACAATTTAGGCAAACTCACTTTTGAAAACTCTACACGATTCCAACTTCGTACGCTGAATTGCACGTATGATGGATTCTGTACAGGAGAAGGCGGTCCTTCGAACGAACCTGCCACAAGTCGCATTCCGGAAGAACAACTGAAGAAGAAGAACAAAGAAAAAAAACAGAAGGTACACTTCGCTCATATTGAGGAGGGTTTTACTGGGAGGTCTGAGGCAGAACGTGAAAATAATGAAAACCAGGGGAAATTTCCAACGCATATACCTCGCGCAACGGCATCATCGAACGCGCGTGAACATTTGACCATGCGAAATCGGATGTAAGTAGGCCGTGACGGCGTGACACCGTGACACCGCGACACCGCGACAAGTGAATATAAACATAACTTCACGTAGTATAATATAACAATCCATGCCGAATTATTGTTCTATTATAACATATAATATATTTACAAAATGGATCAAGAACGAGAAGAAGACACAACAAGCAGCACAAGAAAAGACGAATGGGATGTGTTAAGTCAACTTACACTGTCAGTTATGTCAAATCGTAATCGGTATGATAAATACAAAAAAAAAGTTGCAAATACCAGCGACACACTCATCGAACAATTTTCCAAAGAAAAAGCGTACTATAAAGAACGAATATTGGCGATGACGTGTGACTTATTTGATGAACGATGTGAAAATGATGATATCAACCACGCGCACGAAGAATATTTGAAATCGTGTATTGAATACTTGAAATGGAGTGACATTACTGAAATGGTGGAACAAGACCAACGAACAGAAGTAAAAGAAGACATTCAAACTGTCCGTCAAGAATTACATAAAAAGATACAAGAAACTTCGGTAGCCCTGACGACGGATTCACGTTCACCCAACCCCACCCCCAACCCCAGCCCCGACCCCGACCCCGACCCAGAAGACGATGAACAAACATCATCACTCATTCCGCATGCGGCTCCTGCACCGTCGTCCGCTGTCTCTGCCACGAGTACATTCACCGGAAAAATCATGTCGTTTGCAAACAAGATGTGTATCCGAAAAAAAACAATGGACGATTTTATTGTAATGAAACCGATTCCTGGAAATAGTGATCAAGAGATAAATGCGCGATTACCAAAAGTGCGTGACTATCAGAATGAAATCATGAAACGGGCGTCCGCGGGGTCAGCGGCGTCGGCGTCTCACTGGGACTGAGACAATATGCTAAGAACAGAATGAATCGTATAGGCAGAGTATGCGGTTGAATGTGTCTCCGCGACAAGTGGATCGAACCAGTAACTTCGAGAAGGTATCAGAGAAAACGCTTTGTATCCATTGATTGTTTCATTTGAGGAATCGTCATGTAACAATCGCTCCACGTCGTAGTAAGACGATTCCTGGCCGAATACAGTATCGCAAAAGTCGGATTCTGTAGTCACAACACCAATCATGTCGTCTTGAATGAAGTAGTCATATTCTCTTGACGGGACCACCATGGTCATAATGTAGTTTTCGATCGAATCCGTCACATAGGACGAGTATTTGGTTTGAAGCGTGTTCACTGGAAGTGGTAATCCAGAAGAGTCCGAATGACTGTCATCGTCGGGAAATGAGTTCTTGTAACAATTGGAAATGATGGTGTGGATGTAATAGAGCCTGTTCTTGTTATTGTATCCGATATACGCGGTCTTGTAATGCAATGTACGCTCACTATTGAAAACTTGAATGCGATACATGTAACGCGTGACTGGATGCATTGGATTCATGCACGCATACTTGTTCATGGTTTTCATTCCTGAGAGCGTGGCGGCAGCATCAACAGCGTCAGTAACGTCAGTGACATCATCAGAGAGATATACTGCTTCTTCTGCTTGATCCGCGATGATTGGTTCTTCATCATTCATCTTCGTCCATCTTGGCGATTTCTGCTTCGTCGTTGATTTCAAACCACCGGTATATATTTTGTATGAGCGCGCGCTCGCCGCGCGAAAAGAAGGAGTAAGTATTTTGACACCACCACTACTACGAGAACGTGTAACGACAACCATGACTTTCTTTCATACGATTCTATTTTAGTTTATTGAATCAATTTTTTATGGTAGGTTAGTATAAGTTTAGTATTCAAAATGGAGCAACAACCACAAGAAGAAACAATCGGTGGAAACAAACTTCATGAGAACAATAACGAAAAATTCAAGTCTGTATCTTGTGCACCGAGAGATGAGACTGACCCCAATATCAATGAGACCAAGGATTTTTCTTGTTACTCTTCCAAATCTCTCGAAAAGTTGAAATCGCTTTGGAATAAACGGCACCCCGATCAGAAAATCACAGACACCGACCCTCGCGCGATCTGGACTGCTTTAAAAACATACATGAACCGTGTTTGTCATCAAGAGGCATGTTGGTTACGCCAGAGTTTCGCAACATCTGGAATGGATAAAGAGATGCTTCATTATACATTTGCGCCGCAAGCACCGAAAGAGTGGAAGAAAGATATACATGAATGGCTATCAAGCATTGATATCGCGAATTCACTGAAACAGTACGAGCATGCGGTTCCTTCTTTTATATTTATTGGGCCATCACCGGTGGATTTCGACGAAGTATTAGAGGACGGAGAGTGCGTTTGGGATGAACTCTGCAATTTCGATATTATGAAACATGTGAAAAATGGCGAGCAGAAAATCGGGATTGTTTTTAACACCGACCCTCATGATAAACCAGGCGAACACTGGGTATCGATGTTTATCGATGTGAGAGCACGGGTCATCTTTTTCTTCGATAGTACGGGTGATCGACCACAACGCCGGATTCGCGCATTTATGAAGAGAGTACGCGAACAAGGGGAAGCAAATGGTATCCCTTTCAAAGAATACATAAACAACGTTCGTCATCAGAAAAACGACTCAGAGTGCGGTGTGTATTGTATTTTCATGATTATTCACATGCTCCTTGGAAAAATGACAGTGCATGACTTCTTAGACAAGCATAAGAAGATGACAGATAAATACATGCAACGATTCAGGCGCAAATTCTTCAACGTAGATGAGAAGGTTCCGACGCCGAATGTGGAATTTTGATGATACACCAAAACCACCAGCACCGGTCAAATCACAATAGTAAATTATATAAACCTTCCGTGGTATATATCATTTAATAACATGTCATTTCTCATCACTCAGCAAAACAAAGAACTCCTCTGGGGAATATTAGCAGAAGAAGGGATCTTCGATACAATTCCATCCAATGTAACTCTCCAAGAATTGAAACACGTGTTCGAGAGAATCCTCAAAAATCTCTCGGCGAACGTTCCGGCACTCCACGCCGGGCGGTTAAAAGAACTCTACCAGGCAAAACAACAAGCCGTCGCCGATGAAGACTATGACACCGCAAAACGGATTCATGCAAAGATTATACAAATGGATATTCCAGTTGCGCGGTTAGAAAAACTGGAACAGCGTAAACAAATGGCGATTCAAGCAGAAGATTATGAATCAGCGAAACAGGTGAAAAGCGAGATTGATCGGATACGGTTAGCATCCTTTTCATTGAAAGAACTCAACAAGATCGCGATCCAATCTCTCGTCGTTCATATTCCGAAAATAGCGAATGATATCAGTGCGAGTAAAAACAATACCAACAACAGTGGCTTCGGCGGCTTCGCCGGAGGGAGTATATTTCCAATGAATACAATAAATGCCAACAGTCCAGGAATGAGCTTACACGCACCAGACCGTAACGTTCAAGAGATTTATAATGCGGAGGACTTTCATTCACGAAAACGGCAAGAAATCGAAACAAAGTTGCGAGAGAAAGAGGCGGAAACACGTGCTTTTTTTGATGTTCCGCGTCCACAAGAAATCGACTTTTCAGACAAGAAGACAAATCGTCGTGACATTGGCATCATTAGCGGCAGCGGCGGCAGTAGCGCCCGAGTAGATGATGACGGCGATACCGACAGTCCACTTGCAAACAATAGCGACGACATGGAAAAGATGATCGCCGAGAGAATCGCCGCGCGTCAAAAAGACCTCGATGAAATCACCGAGAGAATGAAGGCGTCGAATCCACAACCATCACAACCAAGCAGTTATACAACGAATGATCTTGATGCACCTATTCCGGCGCCATTACCAGCACCATTGTCGGTAGAAACAAACATACGTAAAGTCAGATTTCAGGAAGACACCGATCAAGAAAATCCAATTCTTATGAAACTAAAGAGAAAACCGACGGTAGAATAATAAACCGAAACCAAAAACCGTAAAAAATATCACGAACATTTCATGGTTAAACGTTCTGAAATTACCAACATCGGATAACTGAAAATATTGATCAACCCCATAAAGCGGATCTTGTCCACCGGAGCGATGCGTGTATCCGTGATGGAGAATTAATACTACTGCAGTTAGAAGTGATGCAAGTGCAATAATGGTGTTGTTCATTTGACTCATTATAATACAATTAGATTATAATGAGATACACTCATTTTCCGTTCTAAAAAAACTCAAACCGGTACTGATCTCCAGCGCCTGTCCGTGGGTCAGCAGGTACAACCGTCCGCCGCCCGCGCTCTACCAAATTCCCCATCTTGTAGAGTTCGAGATCATAAATGATATTGGTGGCCGGGTCTTCCGCATAATCTTTGCCATTCACAGTCAATTTCCGCAGTGCAAGTGTCTTGGTCTGTTTATTCAGTTTCTTCGTCTTATCGTCCTCTTCTGTCGCAATATTTGGTTGATACCCCAACGTTTCTTCACCTACACCCATTCCAAACGAATAACAGTTCAATCGTTCCTTCGCGGTGGCGTTTGCATGGATCATACAATCAAACGACGATTCCTTCACCGCCGTCAATATCTGGCGCGTGATGCGTTCTTTGATATTCGATATCTCATAAAGCGACTGGTCAGTACTCATCGGCGTCGACCCATCTGTCTTGCTCTTATCGTTCATTCGAATATTCAAAGATTCATCATTGTCCGTCGCCATTTGACGTGCAGTAAATCGCATCAAGTATAAGAACACATCGACGGTTCGCAGTTCTTCCGGGAGGTCGATATGACTGCAAATACGACGTGCGCGCCCGATGATTTGTTCAGTGCGTACCGGATGCCAGTAAGGTTCGGTGATATGCACATAACGCACATTACGCAGGTTAATACCTTCCGCGCCCGACGCAGTAATCATAAGAATTTTAATCACTTCACCATACATGTTGTTCGTGAAACGCGTCGAAAGTTGCTCCGTAATCGACTTGGGTACATTCTTCCACTTGCTATTGAAGATATTGCGGATGATCTCTTTTTCTTCCGGTGTTTCAGTTCCGGTATAAAGTGCAAAACAAGGCCGTTCTTGTTCTTCCGGCGTCATATCAATTGTCCAGTCTCCGAGTGATGACTGCTTGATTTTGAATTGCGAGAATCCGTTTGTCTCCAAGATGAGTTTGATGATTCCGATACCTTCCAATGTGCGGAACTGGCTGTAGACGAGATGAAGGCCTACATGTTTTTTGTCGAGGATATTATGAAGCAAATGGAGGAACTTCGGACTATAAATCGCGAGCTCATCCGGAATAAGAAAACTACCAGCACTCACTTTCAAATCACGAATCGCTTTTGTAATTGCGGCTTGGTATTGTGCAACATAATCTTTCTTGCTGGACGCTGCTGACGGTTTTTTGGTCGATCCCGCCATCACTGCTGCCACTGCGTCGGAGTGTTCACCTGTAATCACCATTTCGGAATCATCCTCGCTATCATCTCCATTACCATTTGAACTCTTCACGCCATCAAGCATGTTTTCGTCCATTGCAGCGGCAGCATCACCCTCTTCTTCACCGCCTTTTGCTGCTGCCGCTGCCCCCTTCGGTTTCCGTCCACGTTTCGGGGCGGCACCTCTTCCGCCACTATCCATTGCACGTGAAATACGCGCTGCCAACATTTCCGCGGTTTCATGTGCTTCACCCATCACTTCCGCATCTGGCATACGTCCAAGTGCAGATGACTTCTCCATCTCGGATGCAGCAGTTCCATCATCACCGGGTAAGGGACGTCGAATCGATGGCGGAAATACGAAATTGCAAAACGCGCGGGAAAAGATACGGTAGGTTGAAGAGACGTCGTCATAAATTCCATCACCACCGCCTCCTCCGTCACTTCCTTTCTTCGCAGCTGCAGCAGCCGCACCACGTTTCTTCGCCTTCTTCTTCATGTTCGACTCTTGATTACGTTCGAGATCACGCACACGCGAATAGATTGCAAACTGATAATCGCTCATTTCAACTTCGACAAGATGAAAGTTTGTACCTGAATCATAGGTTGGTAGTAATTTCTCTTGCGCGCTTCGAAAGTATGAAGTAAGACCTAATATACGGCGAACGAAGAGATCGCGATTTTTGAATTCCAACGTCGACGGATCAATAAAGTAACTATTAAAATCATCCAGTTTATCGGGGAGAGCCGTAAATGGTTCTTGTTTGTTCGTGGTTGCAGAAATCACAGAGATTCCATTTTCACGAAGTTTCTGAACGATGGCGCGCTCAAATGCCGCATCAGAGAGAAGACCGTTTTCAGTAGCAGTAGTGTCTATCACTGCCACAGTTCCGGCTGTTGCTCCGGGTACTTCTGTGGCTGATGTATTCATAACTGCGCTTGGATCTCCTCTACGAACGACACCTCGATATTTTGATGTAACTGCGTCATAATCACGGACAAATCCAAACGGATTTCTTGTAATCATGAGCTTCTTAGTGCGCGGGTTGTAATCCATATGGTCAAATGAAAGGCCAATTCCTCTTGCAAAACTGCCTGCTCCTGCTGCGGCCCCCGCAGCCCCTGCACCTTTTCCACGCCCAGACGCAGGTCCGGGTTTTCCAGCGAGACCAAATATCGACTTGAATGTATCCAAAGTTAAACGACCCCCCACTGCAGCAGGTGCACCGCCAGCTTCACCAGGACCCGCCGCATCTGCTCCGGCACCGGCACCTCCCCCAATTGTAAAGACCCAGTTGTCAATATTTCCGCGCAAGATATTAAACAAAACGGCGATCTCATTCGGGTAATTGATAATAGGCGTTCCTGTCAATAATACAACCTTCGCATTCTGTGCGGATAACAAAAAGTGGTACAAACGAAATGCCATCGATGTCGGACGCTTGAGTTTGTTGACAATTCTACTCACGAAGTTATGCGCTTCATCAACGACGATTACTGCATTATCAAAAGGGTTACGCGTATATCCGTCGGTCATGCTTTTCAATTTCTCTGCACGAAGACCGTTGTAGTTAATAAAATCATACTTGGTATTGATCATCTCGTCGATTTGACGGTCAACACGCACACGTTGACTCGGCGTGAGTTCGGTTTCGTAATTACTCGGTTTGGTGACATTGACCATCCAAGCACCGCCATTTGAGCGAACAAACTTGTCATCTGGAAACATTAAGATTTGTGACAATACACGTGTAAGTTCAGCATTACCACGCGACTCGATGAACTCCCAATACTGGTTCTTTTTGTACATGAGATCACCGCATTTCGTCTTCATTTCTTCAATGTAGTTCATACGAAGCGATGCGGGGGTCATGACGATAATTCGCTTAAATGTCTTCAGACCTTCCGCAATCGCGATGGAAGAGCACGTTTTACCACTTCCCAAGCCGTGAAACAGGAGTAAGCCGCGATAAGGTGAATAAATATTCAAGTAGTCGCGTACGATTTTCTGATGGGTAAGCAGCGCAACAGATGCAGAGTCATCTCCACCATAAAGTGATTCGCAGGTAATATCACTTTCACCTGATGTGAGTTCTTCGCGGTAGGGTCGGAATAATGCATTGATATACTGAATAAATTTTGCTCGATTGTTCATGTAAAACTCGGACGCTTGGACTTGTGGTAACGGGCGCGGTGGCGGCATACGTCTTGCAACAACTGTGTCGCCGATCTTATATGCGGAAATGTTGACGGTCGAGTCTTCGCGTTCTTTGATTTTCTTTACAACTGCTTTCACACTTGCAGCAGCAGCACTAACTGTACCGGAAGAAGAGGCGGAAGCGGCTGCTGCTGCTGCTGCAACGGCAGTACCTTTTGCTTTGGGTCGAATCATGCGTTTTTTAGGAGGAGCAGCAGCTATATCCGGTTCGGCTTCTAACGCTGCCGCTGGCGCCGCTGGCGCTGCTTCTGTCGCTGCATCCTCACTGGCACGCATTTCCTCAAACCCAGACGGTTCATTCGCTTCAGCAATTGCAATCGCAGCAGAGGCCTTGGTTTGTTTCTGAAGTTCATCGGAAGGCAATATCGCGCGTTTTCCTAACTTCACTGCACCAGTTGAAGCACTGCTTTCACTTCCAAGTCCAATTGGATCAGCTTCTGAGTCAAAATCCGGTTCCATTTCAGGATGTCGAACCTTTCCAACGGCTACTGCTGCTCCCGCTCCCGCTCCCGCTTCTCCTCTTGCCGGCTTACTATTATCAAACTTACTAGAAAAAGATGGAGGTTGTGCTTGAAGTGGAAGAACGACGCCAATACGTGACGCAACGCCTCTTATTTTCGCCATCATTCCTGCTCGGTCAAAGTCGATCGTATGACGTTTATCAATTAGAAATGCACCACTCGATTCGGCGGCCGCTGCCGCTTCCACTTCTCCCGCATTGACGACACCCGCTTCTTCTTCGACGACTGCCTCACCTGCCTCACCTGCCTCACCTTCTACTGGAGGCTCCGGTGCAAACTCTTCTGCTCTTTCTCGCATAACCGTCTTGTATCCTGAGAGTTTTCGCGGTTTTTTCAATACATCACTTGGCAATTTACGAGAAAAATGAATTACAACACCCTCTTTCGCATCTTCCGTTGTTGACGCACGCAATACCGGGCGTTGCGTCAAATTAAATTGTTTTAAAACATTCATATTTTCCGGTAATATTACTAACATATACGGTTATATTTATTTCGCAATCCGGGCGATTTGTCGTATCGCCATTTCGCATGTAATCTGTTCTGCCTTTTTCTTGATTTTATGAGATGCTTTCGCAAAGAAGATAAACGCTTTCCCGCCATTCTGCTCACATACCCGATGAACGCCGGCATACCCATCTGCAAATGATTCAAACGGTATTGCAGCGGAAGGGTGCCCGATCACTTCATGTAATTGTTGTCCTAAACATAAATACAACCCCATTTCATAACCCGCATCCGGATCGCGAGACAACTCGATATAATCCGGCGTTGTCTTAAACTCTTTCTGAATCTTCACTTGGAGAATGTTCTTGTAGTTGTCATCATTCTTGATTAAATTCGTCCAGTCAATGTGTCGTTCAAATACATTCTCGATGAAGATCTGCGCGATTTGAAAACCGGGCCCACATGTGAACACTTTCTCAAACCATTTATCGTCATCATGAATCGGAACACGGTTGAAATCCAGAAAGAGTGCGCCGACAAACGCTTCAAACAAACATCCCAATTTCTTCAGATTGGTTCTCGTCTTCTTTTCTTCTGAATGTTTCGATATAATGAACCAGCGGTGCATGCCCATTTCCAGCGCGAATTTGCCGATTGTCTCATTTTTCACGATGGCGATTTTCTTCTCTGTCATGAACCCTTCATTCTCTTTAGGAAAACGACGGTAGAGGTAGTATTTTGTAATACATTCAAGAACGCCATCTCCGACAAACTCAAGGCGCTCATTTGACTTTGTATGAAGCTGCATTGCTCCTTCTGGGCGTTCGACGAATGTCACATTTTCCAACTCATTCAATGCTTTAGGGCGTTTTGTATAAGACCGATGAATGAACGCCCGTTTGTATAAGTCGAGATTGTGCACCTGAGATGGTACTCCATATCGCACGAGGATACTTTCAATGTCCGCCAGGGTCACCTCAACATTGTCTGTGTTGTAAGGGTTGAAAACATAGCGGTCATCATCGACGCGTACAATGTCATCGTCGTTGTATATATTTTTGCCGGTTCGCGCGCTTTCACCAGATAATCCTCCTTCGCCGCCAACACCACCACCGCCCGCGCTTGCGTCATTTTCCACAATATTTAGAAGTATATTTTCATTTTCAGAATTTTCTGTATCCGAACTACTAGTTTCATCACCGCGATTACCTTTGATGTCGTTAGTACGATGACGAAACATTCTCCAATAGATAGATGTATGGATGATATGTATCAGCGGATGTATTTAAGCAAAATCGGATCAATTTTTTATATCGGTATTATTTATAATTCAGTATTAAAATGGTGTTAAGTGGTTCTAAGAAGGTTTCCGGTATTCGTTCTCTCGTCAGCAAGGGCTGCCATTTCGGAAGCATGCCCGGAATTGCCCCCCAGGTCGGCCGCGGTTCGTGGACTTCCATCTCTTACAAGAATGGAGGCGTCAAGTGCGATTGCTTGGGCACAATTCGTTACAGTTCATGCGCTGCCCAGTACCAGTATTTGAAGGACCGCAATTTGATCTTCAATTGCAAGCTTACTGGTGGTGTTGGTCGTCAGCCCTTCACTAAGAACTGTGCTGCAAAGTCGTAAATTTATCGCTTGATAATTGGCATTATAAATTTATATATATTCATTTATTATAAATATATATATAAAATGGTGAATAGCAAAGTTGCGCGACGCGTATTATTTAACAGCACTGGTCCTACCAATGCGATTCATACCGATACAAAGCATGGTGGCGGAGATAAGAAAGGAGGAGCTATTTCTGCCGGAACTGGCCAGATGCGTAGCTTCGCGATGAGAAATACAATCACTGAAACTGCGAAGAATAAGGCGTTTGTATTTCGATTTGTCGAGAGATTGGCGCCGGCCCGTAACTCTGGACCCAAACTGTAATAAAACCATTTTCATACTATCACATACAACCGACCGACCGATCCGCGTTATAGTATGAAAATCGAAACGGATTTGAAGCTGGACTTTAGCGATGTTTTATTTCGCCCGAAGCGATCGTCTCTTTCATCACGCGGTGAAGTAGACCTTACTCGAGAGATTATCTTCAAGAATGGGTATACATGGAGAGGAGTTCCGATCATTGCGTCAAATATGGACACGGTTGGTACATTCGAAATGTACAATGTGCTTCATCGTCATAAGATTATTACGTGTTTTCATAAACACTATAGTCTTTCCGATTATGTTGATGCAAACGCGACGGATTTAGATAGAAATTACTACATGATAAGTACTGGTATTACGAAATCTGACGAAGAAAAGCTTGATCAAATAATCGATTTTCTTGGTCCGCTTTTCGTATGTATTGACGTTGCAAATGGATACATGAAGGCGTTCGTGGATTTCGTTCGTCGAATTCGAGAGAAATACCCGAAGTTGATCATTGTATGTGGAAATGTCGTCTCTCGAGAGATGGTGGAAGAACTCATTATGAATTGTGGTGCGGATATTGTAAAAGTCGGTATCGGAAGTGGAAGCGTTTGTATTACTCGTCTTCAGACGGGAGTAGGAATGCCGCAACTATCCGCCGTTATTGAGTCGTCAGACTCGGCACATGGACTGAATGGTTTCATCGTATCGGATGGAGGATGCACGACACCTGCGGATATTGCGAAGGCATTTGGAGGTGGCGCGGATTTCGTCATGTTGGGCGGGATGTTGGCAGGACATGATGAATCTGGCGGAGAAACTGTAATTGATCCAGGCAATGGACAAAAATACAAGCTATTTTACGGAATGTCGAGTTCAACTGCGATGGAACAATATAACGGCGGTGTTGCGTCGCACAGGTCGGCAGAAGGAAAAACGGTGAAGATACCGTATCGCGGGCCAATTGAAAGCACAATACTTGACATATTAGGCGGAATCCGATCGACATGCACATATATTGGCGCAAAACGCGTGAAAGATATCCCGAAATGTACGACATTTATTCGTGTGACGAATCAAGTGAATCAAGTATACTCTGGAAAAGAACATAAGGCATAATTCATGTTTATTGATAATTATATCCTAGACGCTGCGAATATGATTATCAAAATCGATTGTCGAGAGAAAGAGCTTCTGGAGATGATGAAGCCTGTTGCCTCCACATCTGCCACCACATCCGCACCCGCACCCACCCCCGAACCGGACCATTACATTATGGATCTGGGTGATGGAATCACAATGAAAGTACCACTTCCCAAAAATAAAGCCATTACGAAGGCTACGAAGCCAATGAAAGCAAAATCTCTCGGACAAACACTTTCTAACTCTCGCACAATGAACCATGAAATCAAATCCGAGAGATTACCACTTGGCGATATTATACTCCATGACCCCGCACAAGAGAAAGATATTGTACTGTTCGAGAGAAAGACCCTCGCTGATCTAGCAGCGAGTATTCGAGACGGACGATATAAAGAACAATCATTTCGGCTGATCGAATCAGCAGCAACAACCGGATTCAACACTCATCATATCGTATACATCATTGAAGGTGATCTCTCGAGATACGACGAGAGACACACCCAGATTACGAAAACGGCGCTTCAAAGTGCAATGGTGTCGCTGATGTACTATAAAGGGTTTTCGGTAATTCGCACGATGAATGTAGCCGAAACCGCAGACTTTATTCTGCATTTTGCAGACAAGGTGGCGAAAGAGGGGCCGCTTTCTGTCGCAGATTCGTCGACCACTGCGACTACGACGGCAACGACAACGGCATACAGCGAAGTCTCGACGAAAAAAGAGAAACGAGACTACATTACTCGAGAGAATATAGGGGAGATTATGCTGGCACAGGTGCCGGGAGTCAGTGCGAAGATGGC